TACAACTACGGAATGGACCGATACGGCTACGGCTGGGGTCCGTGGAGTGCAACAAAATGAGCGAAGGCACAGCATGGAACCAAGGAGAACTCACCGAAGAGACTCGCAAGCTTGTGCTCGAACGCACCGAGCATGTCAATCACACGATGGCAATCTTTGATCTGTTGGATGACATTATGCAAGTCAGCAAGAACCCTCACGCATCAATCATCCGTCGGTTGCAAACAATGAAGAACCAGTTGTCATTGAATGATCCGATGCCGGTCCATGATGTGACTACACTCGATCAAGCAATCAAAGCACTACAAGCACACTCATAGAAAAGGCATCCGACATGTCCGACCAGTACGAAATGTTCCAAGTGATCACAGGGCTCGCAGGCACTAAAGCAGTGCCAGTAGATCGCAATGTGATCATCGTTGCAAATAAAGCACAGCCAACTTCACAGCGTGCAGCGATCAAAGCGTTCCCACGATCAGGCACAAAACGCCAAAAGATCTACAACGCGATTCGACTCTTCAAGGGTCTTACCGATGAAGAAATTGAGCGCACACTTGAGATGTCAGGCAACACTGTCCGACCTTCGCGTGTGTCACTTGTGCGCGACGGGCTAGTCATGGATTCGGGCCAGACTCGACAAACTGTGTCTGGCAATGATGCGATCGTCTGGGTGGTGTGCTAATGGGCTTTGATCTCAGCAACTATGAAACAGTCGAGCAGCGCTTAGTGCGCTTCTGGGCAACATTTCCAGACGGTCGTATTGAGACCTGCATGATGAACTATGACGGTGACTCTTGCATCTTCCGTGCAGAGCTCTACCGACATGCAGACGATGCCAAACCGATGTCAGTCGGTTACGCGCATGAGCAAAGATCTGACCGTGGGGTCAATATGACTAGCTGGTGCGAAAACGGAGAAACTTCGGCAATCGGTCGCGCCATCAGCAATAGCCCCATCCAAGGACAAGGCAACGGTCCAAGACCTTCTCGTCAAGAGATGGAAAAGGTCGCTCGGCTGGGGGGCAACCTAGCGCCCACCACTGATCGCCCAGCCGGGCAACCATCCACACAAGAACACATCCCTCGAGGAGCGTTCGCGACACCAAAGCAACTCGGCTACATCAAGAAGCTTGCCAAGGATGCCGGCATGGATGATCTTCGACTATTGGAACTAATCCATCGTGAACTCAACGATGACAGCGCGGTCTTAGAACTATTGAAGTCACATGAAGCGAGCAAGATCATTGAGGTACTCAAATGACATTAGAAGAATTGGTCAATGCGATTGAACGCTTGCAAGCGGTATATGTAGAGCTGCGCGACGAGCAAGACAAAGCGAAACAAAAAATCCGATGGGCTATCAATCATTTAGCTGACAAAATCTGGTCGGAGTCGCTGTGAAGTTTGACAAGAACATGAGCGAAGCCGAGTTGAAAGAAGTCGTCATCTCGGTCGCACGCAGATATGGCTGGTTGATCCATCATGATCTGCCTGCACAGAACTCTCGAGGACGCTGGCTCACCAATGTCCAAGGCGACGCAGGCTTCCCAGATCTACTGATGGTCCATCCTGTGTCCGGCAAAGTGCTAGCGGTAGAGCTCAAAGCGGAACGCGGAAAGCTGTCACCATTGCAGAAGCGATGGCTGATGGCATTCGATACGGGATCGCACTTCAATAGCGTCTGGAAGCCCAGCGATATGGAGTACATTCTCTACACTCTGAGCAACTTTCAGATCTAATTACATAGCTGGTACTCGGTGTGCCTCGCCGGGCTAAGTCGGGAATTGAGGAGCCCAGCCAGCATTGATCGCTTGATGATCCACGACCTAAGCCATTCGCACGGCAGTTGGTGACACTCGGTAACGAGGGTAGACCGACGCGCCCTCAATCATGCAAGACGAAGTGAGCGAGGCAAGGCGTCGGGGCGAGCTGTGAACATAATCAGCTGATGAGTGCAAAGGGTACGGGTTAGGGCAACCCCGTGGGTGGAGCATTCATCCCTGTATGTCTTCCCCGTTCGCATAACATACATACAAACAAACACAGCAGACATGGACACACACACATGAGCCCGACATCATCAACAAGGACAAGCCACGCAGTGGCGCGTCAGCACAAGCGAAGCGCGTGAGCCATGCCACGAGAACGCACAACAAACAACAAAGAATATGCAACCAACCGTGCAGCATTACTCAAAGGACAACCGATGTGTCACTGGTGTCATCGCAAAGTTGCAGACACAGCAGATCATCTAGTCGAGGTTGATCGCGGTGGCGACCACTCACTCTCGAACCTTGTGCCGGCATGCAGAGAATGCAACAGCAGACGCGGAACACAATACAAAAGCGCACGCGACCGCCAACGAATCCACGACCGAGCCGAAGCAACACGCACACCAATCGTGAGAGATGGATTTTGTTCTGACGAACAGTCCTTGCCCCCGAGCCCATCGTTCTCTTTCTCCCCGAAGGACAGCGACCAGCCTGAACCAGAGCTCATTGGTCATGACCAGCCGAGACTGGCAACGATCAGCCCGGATCAGCTGGGATCACATGTGTGGGGTGTGGTGGAGTGGGCTCGCAAGTTCATGCAGATGGAGTTGATGGAGTGGCAGATCAATGCTCTTGCGGATCAGCTTGCGTATTCGGATGATGCCGGTATTGAGCTTGTGACTCGCACTTCTTTGGTGTCGTGTGCTCGCCAGCAGGGAAAGTCTGTTGCGCTTCGAGCTCTTGCTGGGTGGTGGCTGACTGAGATGCCAAAGATTCGCGGTGAGAAGCAGACTGTGCTTTTGATGGCTCATCGTCTTGATTCGGCCGCACAGATCTATGAGGAAATTGCTGACATTCTTGAGCAATACTTTGATGCAAAGCTCACACGCTCTTATGGTCGTCTTGCTGCCAAGTTGCCGGACGGATCCAAGCTTCTAGTGCGTTCCGCAAAGCCCAATGCAGCGCACGGTCTGTCCGTTGATCTTGCTCTTGTAGACGAAGTGTGGGGAATTGACGAAGAAGTGATTGATGGTGGTATCACACCGACAATGCGCGCACGCCGCTTTCCATTGTTGAGCATGTGGTCTACTGCCGGCACAGAAGAATCTAAAGTCATGCAACGCTATCGAGAGATGGGTCTTCGTCTGATTGACACACATCAGCCGACTAACTTTCACTTCCGTGAATGGTCTCCACCGCCAGACCTAGACCCGATGGATCCTGTCGCATGGTGCTATGCGAACCCAGCGCTCGGCAAAACACTTGAGATGTCCACCATTGAATCAGAAGCACAGCTCCCCGATCGCGCATCATTCCTACGCTCGAGTGTGAACCTTTGGATCGCGACTGATCGCTCATGGCTCCCACAGGGTCTCTGGACACAGCTCGCCACTAGTGAACCGTTGCCGGCTGGCGGTGTCGTCGCGGTAGAGGTGGACTTCAATGACTCGCACTATTACGCCACACGATCGGTCCTGCTGCCGGACGGTCGCATCGGTGTCACAGTTGCATTCACTTGCGACACACAAACCCAGCTATGGGAACATGTGCGCGAACTTGCCAAAGACCCCACAATCCAATTCGCGCTCACACCGACAGTCGATCTGCAATGCCCACCTGCGATCGAGCGTCGGCGTGTTGTCGTGGGTTATGCAGAAATCTTGAAATGGACTCCAGCTGTCCAAGGTCTAATCCGTGAGCGACAGATCGTCCACACAGGCGAGATGGCGTTAGCAGAGCATGTCGTGCGCGCGGTAAGTGTTCGCACACAAGGCAGTATCGCGGTCAGCTCGCAAAGGTCTCCCGGACCCATCGAGCTATGTCGCACGATGATCTTCAGTAGCGCGATCGTTGCCGGCAATCGTCATGCTCGAGGGAAGCCACAGCTCGTCGTTGTAGCGAACTAAGATCAGCGCGGAGTCGCGTGTCAAGCCTTTCGTCGGAGAAGGTTCCCCCGATGCGCGACTCCACTAGAAAACTGTGGAAGAGTGGACACATGGGATTATTCAACCGAGTGAACAAACCAGCATTGGCAACTGAATACGGCGCGATAGAGATCACTGCGGCAGTCGGTGGCTCGAATGTCGGCGCATCACAAGTCGGCAACTACATCGCGTACTCAGACGGAACTGGTCGCGAGCGGATGATGAGCTTGGCTGTCATTGCGCGTGCAAGAGACTTGATCTGCACCACGATCTCAGGCATGAAGTTTGAGATGTATCGTGAAATGTGGAACGGCGACGAAATGGAAGAAGTGCCACTCGCACCACGCGCATGGCTTGCACGCATGGACAAAGGCGTGCCGAACTCCACGCTCCTCAGCTGGCTTGCTGATGACCTCATCTTCTGGGGTCGCGCCTTCCTCTATGTGAATGAAAGGACCAGCGATCTTTATCCTTCAAGCTACACAAGACTCCCGGCAGCAATGGTCCAGACACTCGACCAGCAAGGTCCGGTCTTCTTCGGACCATCAAATCAGGTGCTATTCAACGGCATGGAAATTGACTCGCGAGATCTGATCCAATTCATCAGCCCGATGCAAGGCATTCTCTTCACCGGTCGCCGACCAGCCGAAACAGCAATCCGCATCGAAGAGGCACGCATGCGAAACGCATCCTCAGCAATCCCAGCTGGCGTACTCAAGCAGACAGGCGGAGAACCACTAAGCGGTCAAGAACTCGCAGACCTTGCTGCACAGTTCAACCTTGCGCGAGCAACAAACCAGACCGCAGCGCTCAATGAGTTCCTCAGCTACACAGAGACCAACGCAACACCAGACAAGATGCTTCTCATCGACTCAGCTGATTACAGTGCGCGCGATCTCGGTCGTCTTCTTGGCGTTCCTAGTTACTTGCTGTCGGTCAGCATCGGCGCATACAGCTACCAGTCAGCCCAGCAATCACGCATGGATCTCTGGCAATACGCATGCAAACCGATCGCAGACTGCATCACACAAACCTTGTCAAGCGACAACAATCTTCCACGCGGAACCATGGTCAAGTTCGATGTCGATGACTTCCTCTCCGAGACCTACATGGGCGACGAAATGGAAGACCGCGAAGAGATGCCAGATCAGTCCACTATGGGCGCAAGCTGATCGGATAAAGTCACGACTATGTTGAAATTACACGCAGGACAATTCACGATTGACGCAGCGCAAGGTGACCAGCCACGACGCATGATCTCGGGAATCGCAGTTCGATACAACACAGAAGCCACTGTCAGCGATGGCACTCGAGTTATGTTCGCTCCTGGCTCATTGCCATCAGACGGACCAGCACCAAAGCTTTTCATGTATCACGATGCAACCAAAGTCATCGGAACAGTGACCGAACGGGTAGAGACCGAGGAAGGCATGCTTTTCTCAGCCAAGGTCGCAGACACAACTCTTGGCTCGGAAGCGCTTGTCCTCGCAGCTGCTGGAGCGCTCTCGGATGTCTCAGTCGGGGTCGAGCCTGTCAAGTTCAAGTACGACAAAAACGGTGTCATGGTAATCACAGCAAGTCGCTGGATGGAGCTGTCGGTCGTGCCACACGGCGCATTCGACGCACCCATCCTTGATGTCGCTGCGAGTATCCACCAAGACGACGAAGAAGTAAGCAATAATCAAGAAGCAGTCCAAGAAACGGAGAACGAAATGTCAGAACAAGTAGAAGCCCCAGCAGTAGTCGAGGCATCAACCATTACTCAAACCCTCTACGCACAGCCACGCAAAGAGTTCAAGTTGCCATCAGCTGGCGAATGGATCTCAGCACAAATGCAAGGCGGAGCAGTCGCAGCAGAATTGAATGCGCGAGTTCGCGCTGCAGCGCCAGATGTAGTGACTTCAGATCTTGATGGCATCCTGCCATTGCCGATCGTGTCACCGATCTACAACAATTTCCGCGGGTTGCGTCCTGTGATTGATGCTGTCGGCGTTCGCGCAATGCCACAGTCGGGCAAAGTGTTCATCCGCCCAGTGGTAAGCACACATACATCAATGGCAGTCGCCAGCGAAAACACCACCATCCAAAGCGGAACTTTTGTGGTGAACGATGTGCAAATCACTAAGGGAATCTACGGTGGATATGTTGATGTATCGGAAGCTTCACTTGACTGGACACAGCCAGAAGTTCTCGGTGCAATGCTTGACGACATGGCTCGTGTTTATGCAAACACGGTAGACAATGTTGCAGCAGACGCACTCGAAGCTGGAACAACCAACACCAACAACTTCACATCAGCAGACATTGCCAAGCCAGAAGTATGGGTCGCTTGGATCTATCAAGCAGCATCAGACATCTTGACCGGATCAAACGGCAACTTGCCTACGCACTTGTTCATGGCTCCTAACCGTTGGGCTTCACTTGGAAACTTGAGCGATGACAGTGGTCGTCCATTGTTCCCGAACATCGGACCAATGAACGCACTCGGTCAGCTCGCACCGGGAGACTACGCCGGCAACGCATTCGGCTTGCAGGTAGTGGTGGACCGTAACCTTCCATCTGGAACGCTCATCATCGGTGATGCGACCAGCGGTGGCTTCGAGTGTTGGGAACAGCAGAAGGGCGCAATATCAATTGATGTGCCTTCCAAGCTGGAGCGCACCATCGCCTTCCGTGGCTACTTCGCCGCGAAGATGATTGACGACACCAAGTTCATCAAAGCAGCATTCGTCTGATCTGAAAGGTAGTCCAAGTTATGGCTACCTATCAGGTCGTCGGCAAGTACCTAAACGACGATTACGCCGTCCTCGAGCTACTCACACAGAGTGAGCTCGTGGTCGGTGGATCGATCACGGTCGCATCAGTAGATGCAACATTCAACGGAACCTACACGGTCCGCGCATTGCCCCAGTATCTATTTATTGGTACAGACGATGAGGGTGATCTGGTGTATGACCCTATGGTTCCGATCGCGAATCAAGTGCTCTATGCCAAGACCGCTGACGATGTAGAGCGCCAAGCTTCTACTGGCACAGTCACATTCACGCAGACCTGCACTTGGATCACAGCACAGAATGTGCTCGACTGGCTTGGCATCTCGGTGGCGACAGCTGGAGACCAGACCTTTGTGACAACTTGTGCAGCCGCGTCGAATGCGTTCTGCTTTAGGCGCAGACAAGAAGCCTCGTATATAGATTCATTGAGCACAGTGCCATCGCAAGATGTGTATCTCGGAACCGTGATGTACGCCGGCATGCTTTATAAATCGCGCGGAACGGTCGATGTATTTTCCAGCTATCAAGACATGGGTCAGACACCAGTCGTTGGGATGAATGGTCAGATCAAACAACTTCTCGGCATTGATCGCCCGGCTTGCGCATGACCGTCAGCAACTACACCGATCTATTCAATAACGCGATGAGCGCATTGGGAACGAAACTGGCAACCTCGACAGGCTTGCAAGTGGTTACTGATCCGCGCAATCTCAGACCGCCCTGTGTCTTCATCTCAGCGCCATCGTTCACGATGTGGAACTACAACATCGCCAAGATGACATTCCCTGTCCAGATCATCTCCATGGGTCCGGGCAACGCTGACGCGCTAGGCAACATTCTCAACATGGCAGCATCTGTGATGACCGCCAATGTCGGAGCTACATCTGGATCCCCGACCAGCGTGGATGTCGGTGGGGTAGTACTTCCGGCATATGAGATGATGATTGAAGTACAGGCACAGACAGCATGAGCTTCGTGATCGCGTCTGAGAAGCTTGGCAAGATCGGCGAGCCATACACACCGAAGGCTGGTATCAACATTGATGCGCTGCTTGCCGGTGGGTTTATCGTTGAGCGCGCTGAGGTATCAACCACAGAAGAAGAAAAACCTGCTAAAACTAAATCCAAGAAAGCATCCAAGGAGTAATCATGGCAACCAGCACCTACCTCTCATCCCCAGTCGTCACAGTGAATGCAGTAGATCTCAGCGATCAGTGCACAGGCGCGACCGTGAACATCAACTACGACCAGCTCGAGGCGACCAGTTTCGGAGATTCTTCAAGGAAGTATGTTTCGGGTCTCGGCAGTCACTCAGTCACGCTCGATTTTTACGCAAGCTTTGCAGCGACGGAAACTTGGGCAACACTGAAGAGCCTTGTGGGAACTTCAACGAATGTGATCGTGAAGCCAACCAGCGGAGCTGACTCGGCAACGAATCCGGGCTTGACATTCACTGGAACATTCTTGGCAGCTCTGCCAGTAGTCACATCTTTGGGTGCTCTCGGAACTATCTCCGTGACATTCAATGGTGGTGTCTACACATCTGACGAAAGCTAATAACTGACCGCGCACCGGTCCGACACGAAAGCGAGACAAGATGAAGCTGCACCTAAAGGTGACAGAAGCAGGCAAAGACCCATACGAAGTGACCACCAATTTGGTGACACTTGTTGCATGGGAACGAAGGTTCAAGCGTAAAGCGTCAGACATGGCGAACGGGATCGGCGTTGAGGATCTCGCGTTCTTAGCGTGGGAAGCATCCAAGCAAGCGAAGATCGTAGTGCCGGGAGAGTTTGACAAGTTCATTGCAAAACTCGATGCCGTTGAGGTGGTTGCTGAGGAAATTGAAAACCCTATCCTCGCGGAACTCACCGAAGGCTCCTAGCAGAATTGCTAGTTGCTCTTTCGTGGGCTCCGCGCTTTTACGAGGAAGAGTTTGACACCGCCGATCTACTCACTGTCACTACTGTGTTAGAGGAGAAGAACAGGAAATAGTGATATGGCGAGAACAGGCTTGGAAGTTTATGGGATCAAAGAGACCCTCAAGCAACTAAACAAACTCGCCCCAGATCTTCGTCGCGAAATCACGCGCGACTACAAGCGCATCACTTTGCCAATGGTTCAAGCTGCACGAACTGCCGTGCCGGGTGAGCCACCGTTGTCTGGCATGTATCGCAAGTGGCGACGCGGTGGACCGTGGTACGGATCTAAAGTGGATCAGAAAATAAATGTCAAAATCGACACTCGACGCGCGCGCAAAAAGAATCTACAAAAGGGCGCACAGTACGAGACTCTCGGCGCGTTCGTATTCCAGTCCAATGAAACATGGGGTCAGATATTCGACATGGCTGGACGAAACCAAGCCAAAGACGGAACCGTCCAAAAGCGTGTCTATGGTGGCAAAGAATACCGATACACATGGAACAACACGCTGATCCAAAACCTCAACATCAACTGGGGTCGCGCGTCGCGCTACATGTATCCAACCGCTGAAAGCTATGAGTCAATCCTCGAGCATGAGATCCAAGGTCTTGTCTGGAAAACTGAACGACTACTCGCAGAAGCAATCGCAAGAAGTGAGGGCAACTAATGGCTATTCGCATCCCCATCATCACCGACTTCCAAGGTGACGGACTCAAGAAAACTTTTGAGGAGTTCAAGAAACTCGAGACCAATTCGGAACGCGCATCCTTTGCTCTAAAGAAAGCATTCATCCCAGCGACCGCAGCTCTCGCAGGATTGACCGCTGGACTCGCAATGAGCGCAAAAGCAGCTGCAGAAGATCAAGCTGCACAGGTCCAACTTGCGCGCCAGCTCCAAGCAACGACCGGAGCAACAGACAAACAGATCCAAGCCAATGAGGATTTCGTGAGCACGCTGTCTCGTAGCGCAGCGGTCGCCGACGATGAGCTTCGTCCAGCACTTGCCAGCCTTGTGCGTGGTACGGGGGATCTTGCTTCAGCGCAGGACGCGCTCAAGACCGTGCTCGATGTCTCCGCTGCTACCGGCAAGGGAGTGCAAGAAGTAGCAGATGCAGTCTCAAAGGCTTACGCAGGCAACACCAAAGCAATCAAGCAACTCTCACCAGAACTCTATGCTCTAATCAAAGACGGTGCATCCGTTGATGAAGTAATGCAGTCACTTGCTTCGACTTTCGGTGGCGCTGCATCAACCGCTGCAAACACAGCGCAAGGCAAGTTCAAGAACCTCACCATCCAGCTAGGCGAAGCCAAAGAAGCAATCGGAACCGCGCTTCTTCCAGTCGTTGAGATCATGGTCGGCGCGTTTACCAACTTTGCAGTCTGGGCACAAAAGAACGCAGGCGTGATCCTTGGCATTGCAACCGCCATCGGAGCGATAGCTGCAGCAATCGTCGGAACCAACATCGCACTCGCAGCATGGAAGACCGTCAGCGTCATCACAATCGGCATCAACTATGCGCTCGCTGCATCGTTCACAGCTGTCCAAGTTGCAACCGGTGTAGGCATCGCAGTAGTGATCGCTGGTGTTGCAGCGTTCGCACTTTACAAGCGCCAGATGAACGGACTCAAAGATGATCTCGGTGGGGTCGCAGCACAGCAAGGTCTGACAAATCAGCAGATGCAACGCATGTCGGACTCTGGGAAACTTGCGACCGAAACTGTGACTGGCTTGACCGATGCTGCAACGGGTGCTGGCGGCGCGGTGGACAAGATGGCAGAGAAGATCAAGAAGGCACGCGAAGAACTTGCTGATCAGTTCAGCACAGCACTCGACACAGCCAAAGGAAAACTAGACGAAGCAAAGAAAGCCTATGACGAGTTCAAGCAAACGGTCTCCGAATCGGTTACTGGCGAGTTCTCCATCTCGGGTGCAGCCGACGCTGCCAAAGAAGCCGGAACCACGATCCTCAACCAGCTAACCCAGCAGGCAACAGGCGCTCAACAGTTCTCCAAGCAAGTGGAGCAACTGCTCACGATGGGCTTGTCCGAGGACGCGCTCAGGAAGGTCCTAGAGGCTGGTCAAGAAGCTGGGGGTGCAATTGCCAACGAGCTGATTTTGGGTGGCTCAGAAGCGATTACAGGACCCAATGGGATCAACCAGCTGGTCAGTGACTTGAACTATGTCGCGGACGCTTTGGGAACCCTTGCAGCTGACAAGTTCTATAAGGCTGGAGTCACGCAAGGTGAGCAGTATTTGGCTGGCGTACAGTCAGCAATCCAAGCTGCCGAGCAACTACTCAAAAACCCGAACCTCAAGCTCGCTGATGTCAAAGGCATCGGAGCGAAGTTCGCCGGCACGGTCGCAGGCATCGACACAGGAGCACCATCATCACCGACATCGGCTCCGGGTGGAGTTGCAGCGGCGCGCGGTGGAAACAACTACACAGTCAATGTGAACGGCGGAGTGCTCACTAACGCTCAGACAGGAAAAGTCGTGATCGACGCTGTAAAGAGCTTCAACCGTGCATCGGGTCCAGCAGACATTTCGGTCCGTCCAATTAGCGGAAGATACTAATGCCAGCGTCCGTCATCCAGTCAGGCGAGTATCTGCTTGAGATTGATACCGGCTGGGATAGCTCCAGCTTTCAACTTGACTCAGCGACAAAGGGCGTGCTTGACAACACGACATACAAGCTCGGACCGACGACAGAGTTCGCTGATGTGACCGACGGTTTGCTTGATGTATCTATCACGCGCGGACGAAAAGACATCGGAGACCAGTTCACTCCCGGCATCATGAACTTCACACTCAACGACCAGCTCGCAAATGGAGCATTCAACCCATTCAACACAGACTCGCCAACCTATGATCCTGCGAACAATCAGCCAGGAATCGCACCCATGCGTCGAGTGCGCTTTTACCGATACGATTCAACCAGCACAGCCGAATCACTTTTCCAAGGTTTTATCGTGAATTATGACTACCAGTTCAATCTGGACGGCAACGACCTACTCAGCATTCAAGCAATCGACGACCAGTATCTTCTGTCGCAAGCATTCCTAGACGAATGGAATGTCACCGAACAGGTCGCATCCGCTCGAGTCGTAGAGCTTCTAGCGCTCCCAGAGGTGGATGCTTTTCAAGGTGTCGGTGAACAGTCAATAGAGACCTCATCGGTCACGCTTGGTGGCACAGGAAACTTCACAGTTCCATCCGGATCCAATGCTCAAGGATATCTAAACGACATTATGGCGGCGGAGCAGGGCCGCGCATTCGTGAACCGTTCGGGCGTGTTCACATTCCAGCGCAGGCTGGGAGCAACGCTTTCATCTCCCGAGGTTGAGTTCGGCGACAACGACCCAGCACACACACCATACGATTCGGTGTCCATCAATTTCGGCGCGGACAAAGTTGTCAATAGAGCAGTCGTGACCCATATCGGCGGAGCAGGATCAGCGACGCCACAGATCGTTGATGATCTTGCAAGCCAAGCAAAATACTTCATTCAGACTGTCGCCTACACCGAAAGCCTCGTCCATAACGACACGGCAGCGCTCGAGCTTGCAACCTATCTGATCCAAGGCGAACCGACCGCGACACTTACAAGCGTGACCACAGGTTTCCAGATGCTCTCAAATGCGGAGCGAGACAAGGTTGCCATTCTTGAAATCGGTGACACGATTATTGTAGAGAAAACTATTGTCACCACAGCAACGACCACTAGCGTCATTGCTCAAGAGTCTGCGGTTGAAGGCATTGAGCATTTGATCAGCTTTGACACACCACATCAGACGGTGATCTACACATCCCCGACCACGGTCTATGAGCTGTTCATTCTGGACAGTTCCACACTTGACTCGATATACGCACTAAGTTAGGAGCACTATGCCAATCACCACATACACCGCCGGAGAGATCCTGACCGCTGCGTCGCTCAATTCCAACTTCTCTGCAGCTGGTGGATTGCAATTCATCAAAGCGCAAACAATTGGATCAGGTGTTTCAACTGTGACCGTTACAGGTGCTTTTAGCGCGACCTACGACACTTATTTGGTAACGGTTTCGGGCGGTGTCGGTAGCGGTGATCTTGCGTTGAACATGACTTTAGGTGCAACAGCTACTGGCTATTATTGGATAGGAAACAACATTCAATATGGTTCTGCAACAACTAACACTAACTCGGGTAGTAACACCACATCTTTTGCGTCAGTTGCGTACGGTTCAACTAACGCGCTATCGGGGCAATGTTTTATAGACAACCCTTTTGCAACCAAAAGAACAATGGTTCGCTACCAAGCAACAGGCAGCAGCACAACATATTTTATAAACACAAATCAAGGTTTTCTAAACGACGCGACTAGTTACACCGCGTTCACTTTCACAACATCGACGGGAACAATAACTGGTGGAACAATCCGCGTCTACGGTTACGCAAACAGTTAGGAAACAACATGACTTACCTAGTGCAAATAGATGACGAAGTACGCGAAGCAACACCCGAAGAAGCCGCTCAAATAGAAGCAGAACAAAACGCACCTAACCCTGCAAACGAATAATGAAATGGATCCTCAGATTGTGGTGGCTTTGGTCGGTGGGGGTTTCGCTGTGGTGGTCGCGCTCATTAGCAAAATCGGTAGCGACAACAAAAAAGACCACGGAAAAGTTCACCAGATCCTTGGTCGAATAGAAGAAAAGATTGACAACCATGTTGAAAATCACGGCTAAAGACAAAGCAATGCTTGCCAGCTATGCGCGATCAGCAATCGGTGCGATGCTCGCTGTGTACTCGGTCGGCGCGACAGATCCTCGAGACTTCGCCAAAGCAGCGATCGCAGCAGTACTCCCACCGATCATCCGCTGGGCGAACCCGAAAGATTTATCCTTTGGGCGCACCAAATAGCAGACCGTACACCGGCACAGCTGACGGACCAGCGAAAGCGCGTCGCGCTGGCATGGACGAATGGATCAAACAAGCGATCCACGCATCTGGAAACACGCTCACAAACCTTGGATCGTATGCGATCAGAGACCAGAAGGGTCACGCTGGAGTTCTGAGTGTTCACGCGACTGGTAGAGCTGTCGATCTTGGCTTCACCGATCGCAAAGCAGCGCTCAAGTTCATCAACACAGTTGCACAGAACGCGAACGAGCTCGGTGTTGAGTGCATTCTCGATTACTTTCCGAAGCCTTGGGGTCGCGGATATCGCTGTGACCGACAAAAGTGGAAGCGCTACATGAAGCGGACGATCGCTGGCGCACCGGGCGGACGATGGGCTCATTTTGAGATCACACCACAAGCTGCGGACTCGGTGATCTGGGTCAAATCCGCGTTCCTAAAGGTCTTTGGAGAAATCCACCAATAGCGCACACGCATGCCCTAGGGTCGAATTACCGACGAAAGAGCAGCGATTATGGCAGAACCTCAGATCTTCAACTACTCCGTGTACACAGGAGTGATGGATAACGGACAAGAGATCCTCGTGCAGATATTCACTGAACCTGACACCGGCAAATACCTACTCGGACAGATTGCATTCAGATCGCACGCTTCATCATGGGGCGTGCCTATACCACTGGAGAAAAAATGAACTACTTTGCAGAGAAATTGATAGGGCTAGTACTTTGTACTGTTTTCGGATTCACGCTTATCCCAGAGGCTCCTAGAGCCCTCTCAGAGCCTTCCCAGACCATAGAACTAGCACCATATTTGATTGAACCAGCCACCACAACCAGCTCTACAAGCTCCACGATCTACATCGATCCATACAGCTCAGCCTGTGAGCAGTTCAGCGCACTCGCCATCAATCTCGGCTGGGATCCGGATCAACGGACCGTACTCGAGTCGATCATGTTCAGAGAGTCGCGTTGCATCCCCAGCAGCGTGAACCCGAACGATCCGAAAGGCTCCTATGGGCTCATGCAGGTCAATGGATTCTGGCTGGAATATCTGAGCGACCGTGGCATCATCACCGAGCTCTCAGATCTGTTACAGGCTCAAACTAATCTCATTGCAGCGTTAGAGATTTACAACTACGGAATGGACCGATACGGCTACGGCTGGGGTCCGTGGAGTGCAACAAAATGAGCGAAGGCACAGCATGGAACCAAGGAGAACTCACCGAAGAGACTCGCAAGCTTGTGCTCGAACGCAC